ATGAAGCATGTCAAAGATAGCAAGTGCTATGCTACCTGCTGTTGACAATGCACCATAGATAATGTTGTACCAATCCAACCCATTAAGGAAACCTACTATATCGTCTCCGATATCGTCTCTAAGTTCCTTATCATCGGCAATGGTCTTGATGAATGAAAGTGCGCCTGTGATAGTTGCGCTGACAGTCTCCCCTAACTTCTTGCCGTCTATTGCCTCGAACCAACCCTTGAGCAAGTCAGTTAATGCTTCACCTGCACCTACCCAATTAAATGTCGTTACAAAGCCAAAGGCAAAGTCGATTATCTTCTGTACTCTTGTGCCCATTACAGTACCAAGAGCCTTTGTATCTAATGTGTTAATAGACGAATTAAGGAAGTTGGCTAATCCCTTGCCCCAACCCTGAGTGTCTAACTGATCTAAGAACCCCTGTGAGAAATAGATAGCGTTATTAACCTTAGTAAATATGTCTTTACCAAGTTTTTGGCTGTCTACGCTCATAATGACTTTGTTAAGTTGTTCGCCAAGAACGCCACCTGCTCCTGCCCAATCTCCGTTCCTGATAGCATCCTTAAAATCATCTACCCAGGAAGCGAACGACCTATCAAGGTCCTGTTCCTCGAACATACGGGAATAGTCAAGCGCATCTGCACCACGACCACCGCTGTTATCATCAAGGACGTGAAGTTCGTCAAACTCTAACAGGTAGTCCTTAGCCGCCTTAGCACTGTTCTTTGTCTCCTCGGCATACTCTGCCGGATACTTAAGTGCCTTAGTCCACTGACTCTTACCTGTCAGTTTTGCCATTAACTGATTAACAACGTTAATCATGTCAACGATCCTGTCCGTTGCATAATCAACGGCAGGGGCCAACTTTTCTATAAGCGGACTTGCAGCTGCACCGATACTGTTTCTGAGATACAGTAAGTCAGTAGCAAGCAAATCCATTGCAGGGGCAAACTTAGTACCTACCGCCTGTGAATAGTAATACAGGTTTTCAGTACCAATACGGAAGCCGTCTGTTATATTCTTAATGAATGTACGAATAGCACGGTAGAACGCAATCCTCTTAATCGAACTAAAGAGATTGTCCATTTTCTTTTTAGCACTGCCTATTGTTGATCCTAAGCCTCTGAACGGAAGCACATAACTTGCACCGTGAGCAACTGTATTAACACCGCTCCAAACTCTCTTGAGGACTTTGAGAGCGTTCGCAAAATTGTGTACTCTCGGTGTAGCGGAAACAGTATCCTTTGTAAGTTTTGATATGGCCCCTACGGATATGCCCGAAGGCATATTCTTCATACTATCAGAAACAACTTGCAATGTGCTTGCCAACGGGCGCAAAGCATCATTAACTGCATTAGCGGAAGTAGCAAGTTTTGTTATATCAATCTTGTTAAGGCTTTCTACAAAAGCGTTTAGTTTCTCCCCAGGCTTGCCGGTAATCGCTAACTTAAGTTTAGACAGCGGTTCTACTGCCTGTGAAAAGGCTTTTATTTTTTCACCCAAAGCGTTAGCGTCCACTCCCTGAAATGCCTGTACAAATTCAGTGATCTTGGACGCTGTGTCTTTAGGGATATTAGTTGGCTTTTTGAGTGTGGAAAGTGCATTAAAGGCATCTGCAAAGGCTGTCAGTTTAGAGATAGACGAATTGTCTATTCCACTTATTGTCTTTGAAAAGTTCCCTATGTCTGTGGCTATTCTGTTAAGCACCTGAGACTTAGCCTTGTTAAACTTAAGTCCGTTAAGTGCCCCCTGTAATTGTGTCAAGGAACTAACCGCATCACTCGATGTTGCCTTGATCTTTAACTCTAAGCCCCTGACTTCTAAGTTATCAGCCATTGTTAGCACTCTCCTTCTTAGCGTTCTTAGCCTCGAATGCCTTTTGCCACGACTTTAACTGTTCAATTCGTGCCTCTACCTCAGCTTTCTTCTCGGCTTCGATCTCTTTTTCCGTTTTCGGAATAACCCTGTACGGGGACTTACGGTAGTCGTTATGTTTATGCTTCCCTGCCAACCCTGCACTAAAGTTAGAAAGTGCTGTGCTCATAGCCTCAAAAAAGTATTGCCCTTGTAGCCACATGTTATCACTTCGCTGTTGTGTTCTCAATATCTCAGCCTTGTGATAAGCCCTTGCTAATAAGGGTTCTCCCTCCCAATACTCAGCATAGGACATTCCTATGCTGAGGTAGTAAGGGAATTGTTCATCAAATATTGATGATAGCCGTTGTGACGGCAAATCCGTAGGACTTACAGTTTCACCGTCACATTGGCGTTTTTTGGCGTACCCTCGTTGATAAGTGAAGTGTACGTCAGGGTGTAAAGCAATACCAACTTGCTGATAAACTCGTTGGAAAGTCCACCAAGGTCGTCATAGAGTATCTTGTTAGTAAGTTCCCTACTCATACCCCTGTGGTGCATCTGGAACGCATAGAAGAAAAGTTCCTCGATATTCGTCATCGGGAATGAGTAAAGGTTACTATTCTCGCTGAAAATATCCATTTTGAAACCGTTGCGCTCTGCCATTTTGATAACGGCTCGATTGAACTCAAGGGTGTACTCTGTGCCTGTGTCGCCAAAGGAAATAACGATAGGTGTTACTTCCGGCTGTTCCTTAATGCTACTTACATTTGCTGTGTTCTCTGACATAGTTATTACCTCACTTTATCTTATAGGGTTAGATCATCATTATTGATTATGTGGACGCAGCTGCGAAACCTGCAACCTGATTGGCTGTGATATAGCCTGTTGCCTCAAGTACGCTGTCTACGGAACGCTCATTAGATACCCACTCAGAAGGGATACCTGCGAAGTAGAAACTGTCAAGTCCACCAGGGAATGTCTCTTCAATCCAAAGAGCCTTGCCGTCAGCCTCGGCTGTCTCATAAGCGGTTACCATAGCCGCCCATGCTGTACGGTTATCGTCTGTATCGTTGAACAGATACTCTCTTGAGCCACCGCCTACGTCCTGTACACCAGGTACATATCTGTGATACTTGTCGGACAGGTCAGTTACCTGAAGGTTATTGGGTGCGTCTGCTGTTGCAGGCTCAGACTTAACGCCTGTCAGTGCTACATAGCCCGTTGTAGGACGTGTACCTGCTGTCGTCTCGACTGCCCACTTCAAGCCACAACCGATTGTAGAAAGTTCATGTGCCATTGTTTATTCCTCCTTTGGCTTTTCATCTTTTGGGGTGATCTTCGGTGCTTTGACAGGGATCTCTGCCTTGCACTTAGGACACCTGTTCTCTTTTGTATCCTTGCCACAATAAGGGCACTTCATTGCTTTTACCTCCTGTATATTCTGTTTATCGTGTTACCGTCACCGTCAGTCTCGTCAGCACCGACTATGGCTTTGTACCTCGCATACATCCTGTATACGCTCCTGTCGATATTAGGAAGAGGATTAAGCATTTCCCTTGTAAACTTGTTACTCAGCATTACGTCATCAATCAGTTTGATGATCTCTTTAGCCTGTGTCCTCTTGCCGTCTGTCGCATTAGTGTACACGTTGATCTCAAAGACAACGTTAGCGTGATACTCAGCACCTACACCGTCAAGGCTTCTTTCGTATGTATAGTTATCTCTCTCGACAACCGATACACACGGATAAGAAGTAATGCTGTCAGGATCATAGGAAAGAATGTCAGCCGTCTGATAAACCGCTGTCACAGCATCCTTGACCTTTCTTAAAACCACATTAGATATATCAATCATTGAATATCTCCTCGATTATGTTGATAGCCTGTTCCACCATTGCCTTTTGTGCGCTGTACATACCTGCACTTCGGTAATGACCGTGTGTTATATGGTCGCCTGTCCACCATTCAGGATTTTTACCATGTCCCTTGCCGTATTCACCGATACCGACTATTCCGGCAGGACGTGTTCCTGGATAGGACTCACTACCATTGTAGAAAACACCTGTACCAAACTCGATAAAAGCAACCTCAGAACCGCTTGCAGTTATGGTATACCCATTGTCTGTCGGTATAGCCTCGACCTCCACGCCCTCTGTGAAGTCGGGATTAGTCAAGGCCCCTGTGAATGCTTCTTCCGCTACGGCTACTCCAATGTCAGCTAATTGCTGAATGTAGGTGTCTATGTTTTGAATGCGCTGCTTGATTTTCTCAATACGATTAACAGCACGGTTAATGCTTGCTCTGTCGTATATATTGATTTCAAGCACTTCATTCTTCACGATACTTTGACCTCTTGTACAGCATACACGATGTTGTTAAGTGATTTTGCTACGGCTTTGACAATGTAGTTATGAGGCGTATTGTTCTCAGGCGTTCTCTCTATCCACAGTATACTATCTTCCTGTATCGGGCAATTAACGTCCTCTACGCAAAGTGTCTTACTGTAATCAAGGTTGATACCGAACAACTCAGCGTCAGCCGTGCCCCGTGAGGGGGACACGTTGCACATTAACAACTCTGGGGTCGAATATGTGACAACGGGTTCACCTGTGGGGTCTCCGTACTGATCTACTGTCTGTGTCTTACCTGTGAACAGTGCGAAGTATACAGGTTGCTGATTACGCTTAAGGGTTCTCACTTCCTGTATCCTCCTGTACCTCAATAGGTCTTATGGCTGAACAGAACGGTACGATATCCATAAGCATATCTGCCGGAATATCAGAACCGCCATAAGTACGGCTAATACCGTTCTCACTGTGGGACAACTGCCCCTCAGCTCCCATTTTATTAAGCATGTAGACAGCAAGTTTGCATTGCTTCATTTCATACTTAGTCGGGAACTCTGTTTCGTCTGTGTAGCCATAAGGGTAAGCCCTGTTCATTATCTCGGTCTTAGCAATAGTAAGATAAGCGGACAACATGTCATCCGTATAGGAAGAGGGAAACGCCCCTATCGTTCTTACAAATGTAATCTTTTCAGTATCGTTCATGTTGTCCGACCTCTCTTACTTCTTCTTTGTTGCTTTCTTTGCCTGCGTCTCGACAGGCTTTGTCTCTTCCTGCTTAGGCTCTGCCATAATAGGCTTTGGCTTAGGAAGATTGTGTCTACGCAAAAGCATACCCATAAGTAATCTCCTTACTTAACCGCAATTCTAATTGCCTTGCTGCTATCGTAAAGTGTCGGGGCGAAGTGCTTGTCCGCAGTTATGACTGTGCTCTTATTAACGATATCCCTCTCAGCCTCAACAAGTGTATCTCTCTTAGTGTAGATACGAAGAGCACCAGGCTTAACGATAAAGGCATTCTCCTTAGAAGAAGCCTCTGTCAGCTTGTTGGAAATAACTACCTGACAGCCCTGTACCTCACCGACAACACCCTTAAGGGCAACGTCAGCGGAAATGTCAGACGCAGGAAGCCATGACGGGGACTTTCTCAGAAGTGTGTACTGCTTAGGGGAAACAAGAAGAACCTTAGTTCCGTCAATGTCCTCACCGAACAGCTCAAGAGCGTCAGCAATGTCATCGAAAGCAAGTGTTCCAGGCGTAGCGGCTGTGTGTACCATAGGGGACGTAATAGCGGCAAGAACAGCAAGAACCTGATTATCAAGTCCGCTTGCGATAGACAGAGCTAACTGCTTTGCAGCCTCGTCCATAGGGTTGCCGTAACCACTCAGTACAGCCTCGTCAGTGATCTGAACACCGTTAGCAATCTTAGCGATTGTAACGCTTGCCATTGTCTGTGCCAACTGATTGATTGTAATGTCAACGCCCTCACCTGTTGTGATTGCGTCTCCGATGTAAGAGTACACAGGTATTTTTACGGTGTCTCCAGGTCTGCCTACGAGTGTTGTGTCGATCTCTGCAAGAGGGGCAAACTTCATATAGTCTACCAACTTTGCATCTACCAGGTCTGCCAGTACCCAAGGGTTAATCAGGTTGGACAGCATTGTTGCATTAGGATCAAGTGCCATGTTTGTAAATCTCCTTTACTTTGTTAATTCGTTGTACAACTCAGGGTGTTCGGATTGCAGTTTTACTCTCTCGGTATAACCCATTTTAGCGAACTGTTCCTTAGTCACCGTTGTTGTCGGGTTTCCCCCGTCAGGCTTGACGGGTGTTTTGTTTACTAAGTCAGCCTTGAACTTCTTTTCGAGGTTCGTCTTGAAAGCGTCCAAGTTGGCGAACAGCACATCCAACTTACCGTCACAAAGAGCCTCCGCGGTTTCCTGTGCGGTCTCAGCATCGAAGCCTACTTCAAGGAACTTTGCCTTGTGTTCGGAAACATTGATCTTTCGCTCAAGTTCGGCATAATGTGCCTCTCTCTCAGCGTCAGCTGCCTGTTTCTTCTCCTCTTCGGACATTTTGTCCTTAAGTTCCTTTTTGTACTTTGCCGCCTCGCTGTTGGCATCGGACACGGACTTCTTCAACTTCGCAATCTCCGCTGAATTGTCCTGCGGTTCATCAACAGCCTCAAGTGCCTTGACGATTTCCTCAGCCGTCATGTCATCCCTGTACGCTTCACCGAGCATCTTCTTGTAGTCCATTGCTACCTCCTTGCGATTATAGACTTCCCTGTCTGTTTAGATTATGCGATTATAGACTTCCCTGTCTTATACTTATCAGCTTTCGCTGTTAGTATCCTTATCGGGTTTCCACCCTTTTGGCATCGGTATCTTTCGACACCGGCAGTTGTAATGTGGCTTAGGTGGGAATGATTTAAGCGGATACACCTTTTCGTCACGGGGACCACACTCTTTGCATACCTTTTCGTCCTTTGCCGTTACCCACTTTGCGTATTGAACGCCATTGTCAAGCCACGCCTTTGTCTCTGCACTGTCTACAACGTCTATCATGTATTGTTTCGTCTGTGTCCACCACAGGCTGATAAACCTTGTAGTCTGCTCTCTATACAGTTTCCTGTCCTTGTACGTCATAGCCGTACTCATTGCCTCAGACAACCTGAGACGCTTGCGCTCCGCTTCGGGATTATACAGATACCCAGTTACATAGTTGTAACTGTCTAACAGCCCTAACAGCCACGCCTCGACTAATCCGTCGTCATCGTCTGGGTCGTAACCCTCTTCGACTAACACCGCTATTGCGTCCCTATACGCTTTTTGCGCCACTTTCCAAAAGGACTTTTCGTTTCTCTTCTTCAAACGGTTCATCAAGGACTTTGTTACCCCTGTTACCGTTCGGTTGTGCAGTTCATCAAAACTCATGCCCTGCAACCTCAGCAATTCGTCCTTGAGTTCCTTTCTAATTTTGGCTAACTCTTTGTCCGCTTGCTGATACATTTACTCTTCCTCTACTGCTTTGTCCTCTTCTTCGGGAAGTTCCGTTACCTGAAACTTCGCCTGTTCTTCCTCGTAATACTTCATGCTCTGTTCGTAAGCCGTCTCAGGGTCGGTAAACATGCCGCAATGCTCGAATGCCAACTTAGGTGCTACCTTAGGGTTATCAAGCATCGTTACAAGTACCTGTGACTTGCTCTGAATGTTATCGTAGTTCCTACGAGGATGTGTTATCTTGACCTGACTTACCTTGAGGTCAAGCACGTTGTTATCCCTCAGTATCTTCAAGACAACCTTAAGGATTTCCCTTTCGGATGAC